GTTGAACCGACTCTTTTCCTCTAGGCCCAATAACGGTTTGCCTACCCCACCATCCACGGGCTTTTAGCTTAGGCGCAAGCTCTTTCCGGAATTTCTCAAAAGTAATACCGTCCTTTATCGCTTTGTCGGTCATCTCGCGAATGTCCTGCAAAATATCCATATTCATCGACTTGGCGACTTGGAAAACCTTGTTATTGGCTTCGTTAAGCGTTTCCGTCCAATCCCATGTTATTTTGAAGCCTTTGCTCTCAAAGAAGGCCACGGCCTCCGCTGGCGCCATTTGCGCGGCTTCGATTAGGATGGTGGTATCGTATTCGGGTAAGGCCATTTATGTATCTTCCCCGGTTAGATTCCCCCACATTTCAGCAGCAAAAAGAAAGTTTCGTAATTTCTTTTCGACCTCCACGGGACGCACGTCCGGGAATATTTTGATTAGACCGTCGCGAAATTGCTTGAATGACTCGACTTTGTTGGCGAGCTTGAAAACCGGTTCGACGAAAGCGGTTTGTTTGTTTAAATCCTCGTTACTCAGGGAATCAACCAGGCGGTCAATTGCAAGCTGGTCTTTAAAAACCGCTTCAGCGAACTTGCCGCCGTCGGCTTTCTTCTCTTTTTCCTTTTTTTCGTCTTCGCCAGGCTTTTCCATTTCTTCTTTTTCAGCCTCTTTTACAATCACGTCGCCGGTATCGAATTTATGCGCTTTCTCAATGTATTGTTGCGTAAATTGTACTTGCCCGGTATCGGCCAGGAGCTTGTCACGCTCTGCGAGGGTTTTGTCGATCTCTTCCTCTGGATACATTCTAAACTCAGGAAGCGGAATAGCCTCGCCGAAGTTTATTTCTGCGATGTATTTAATCAGCGTATTGAAAACAGCTTCCACGCGCCGCTTATCCGAGGTAATGATTTTCTCTTCGACCTTGAGATGAGTTTCCCCAAGGCTCCGGGCTCCACGGCTTCCGCTCTCAGTGGTAAGCGTTTGGCCGACGATTGCTTTACTTATTTCCATGTTACAGAACTCAAGCAATTTGTGGAACGTGTCCGCACTCCCGCTTACATCGCTCTGTTGAAACTCAAAACTTGCGTCATCGGGAATAACCGCGATTGCGTCCTGAATCATGTTGTACAGGTTGTCCGCCATGGTATCATATTCTGTTTCACTGGCTCCCCTGGGAACCTTGCCAATACCGAAGGGCATACCGTATTTCTCTGTGAACGCTACCCAGAACTTGAATCCGCCTTTTTTAAACGTTATCGGCCAAAAGCAACGGCCTAACAATGCTATACCATAGGGGCTTTTATATCTCCCGATATATTGGGAGAGCAAAAATTTACGCCTTGGCACAATCTCTCCGAGTGTAGGGTTTTCCCTTGACCGGAATCTAAGGTTGTTGTCAGAATCGAATATAAACCATTCAGGGGGCTTGCCCACGACGTTTGCCGGATATACCAGGCCATTCTGAGGCTTTGCCCACATGATTTCCAGCGGTTGATATCCCCACTTAAAATCATCGAGAATTTCATCAACAATTTTGTTAATGTCCAGCAATTCGAACATTTTTTGAATTGCTTTATGAACGCGGGCTTGCGATTTGCCTTTATCAACCTCCCAAAGCAGATCCGTAACGCCGGATTTTCGCTGATTGATTACAGCGCTTAAATGTGCATCGCTTTCCAGCTCTTCATATACGCTTATGTCGTCGCCGGTCTCTTTGAGTATCGGGTCAGGATTGGGTAACCAGTCCCACATACCGGACCAGTCAATAGACCGGTCACGGCTGGCAAATTCCGGTAATGCCTTTATCTTCTTGTTCTTGATTTCCGGGTAACTTTCCTTATATAGTCTATTTTTCCGCCTTTTTCTCTTTGCCATGGCTTTTTTTCCTTCCGTTCGGAGTGATATCTTGCACTTTCTCTTGTCCCGCGTGAAGCTGCAGGCGCAATAGTGGTCGGGTTTTCCCGGGCCCAATTAATGAATTGGGATATCGAATCGACGATATCATCATATTTGGCATTTGGAAACCCGCATAATTGATCGCAAACCTTTTTTATCCATTCATTTATTGGAAAATACACATTTCGAGACTCAAAAACAGGACTTGCTTGATTTGCGCGCAAAACTTTGTCGTTTAAAGGGTGAATAGCTTTGAGTGGAAGCATAGGCCCGCTTAATTCTTGCAATATCTGCTGCCCGGCGCTTGCGTCCTCAATCAAAATATTGTGTGGTTTAAAATCGCTTGCCTCAATCGAAACCTGCTTTTTTGCTTCAGGATAGGCGACTTTTTCCATCCAAAAGCTTACCAAATAGTATCCGGTATCGTATTGATTCCAGCTTGTGCACACGGTAAAATCGTTTTCTTCCTTCTTTTTTGACGCAAAATCCCAGCTTTGGACACGGCGCAGAATCCTTGCTTTTGGCAATTCATCATAAAACCGGAACCATTCCCGTTTAAAAATTGTGCCGCCTGCAGCCGTGGGCTCTTGCTGGTAAAGAGAGGTAAAAACCCGGCTCCCGACCGCTGTTTTTATCTCATTTAGCTTGTTTTCCGGATATTTATCCGGCCAAAGGGCTTGACCTGGTTCCCTGGGATCGTCCGGGTTGTCGTCGTCTTCCCGGATTGCTTTTAGCTTGACTACCTTCCAGTTTTTACCGTGTTCGGATTCCAGTACGCGCCCAATTAAATCGTCCTCATGCCAGCGGGTGGCGGTGATTAAAACGCGGCTATTCCCCTCCATTCGCGTAAAAAACGTACTGGTGTACCATTCCCATGCCTTTTCACGGTATGTTTCTGACTCCGCCTCTTCAGCGTTTTTGCAGTAATCGTCAATAATTCCCAGTGTCATTCCAGCGCCGGTTATACCTCCCCCCACGCCGGCAGAACGGTAAGAGCCGTTGAAATCGACTATTTCAAATTCCTCATTGTTTTTACGGGCATCGCTGGATTTTGTCCCCTCCATTCCAGCGATTTTAGTTTCTGGAAAGATTTGCGAATATTCAGGCGTTTGGATAATACGCTGCACGTCACGGTTCATTTTTGAGGCCAAAAAAGAGGCATAGGAACAAGAAATTATCTCTTCGCGTGGGTCCAAGCCAAGCGCAAAAGCCGGGAGCCGGCGGGAAACCATTTCACTTTTCCCATGGCGCGGGGGCATTTCAACAATTAAATATTGGATTTCATAATTGACGAATTTATCCAAATAAAAAGCCAATTTTTGGTTGTGCCAGTTGACTTTATACTTTGGAAACGTGTAAAGGGTGAAATCAAGAATCGCTTTGCGGGCTCTCCGGAGATCCAGCGTCTGCTTGATTTTCTTCAGTTTCCGTACTTTTTGTATTAGCTCTTGATGCAATTTCTTCCTGTAATCTTTCAGCCTCTTCCAATAGCTCTTGTTCGTCTAAGTATTCCAGCGCGTCCGGTTTGGGCTCTGTAACCGTCACTGATTGCGCCGGCTTCCCCTCCAGGCGGTCGAATAGTTCCCTTCGCGCGTCTTTGTCACCGGTAATATATTGCGCTATCATTTTAACGATTCCAGCGTCAAAAGCGTTCAAGGGCTCCCCTGTTTCGTCGTCAATGATATGCGATTTTTTTTCTAGATAGAAAGCAACACGCTCTTTTATATTCCGGCTTCCCTTGGCGCGCCCATTGGGATTACCAGATTGACCAGGTTTCCAGTGAAATTTCTCAAGTGCTGCGAGGCTGTTGGGGTGGGAGCCTTTCCCTTTTCCTTTAGCCACGTTGTTTCACGTGGAACAATTGTTCCCTAAAGTTATCTACGATTTTGTCTATGGATTCATCGGATAAATACTTAATTGGTATTCGTTGTCCAGTGCTTAACTTGATTGATTGTGGTGCTTTAGGATATTCCATTTCACCCTGTAAACCTACTTCTGACATAATGTTTCCTTTCCTTATTATAGTGTAGTCTATCTACCAATATAAAGAAAGTGACACTTTCGCGCAACTTGTCACTTTATTTATTAGTCGATCTAATCGTAATTTATAATTGAAAGGTTAAAATGGTGCATAATGGCAAAAACGAGAATGATTGAGGTTTTCCGGGCTGGTAAACAGACGGATTCGGCAGGGCATACGCAGGAATGGACAGAGGCCGATCTCGACAAGATGGTAACCGCGACCGAAGCAATAGGCGAAGACGTGGCTTGGACCATAGGCCATCCCGAGAGCGATACAGCTCCCGCTTTCGCCTGGTCAAGCAAGTGGATTCGGAAGGGGAAAAGCCTGTACGCGGAAATGAAGGACATAACGAGCGAGTTGGCGGA